AACCAATGGTAATTTGGTAAAATATTATGATAATTAATAATTTTCTACGAAGTATTAATCAATATTAGTTCGTTGGAACAATATTAATTATTATAATAATAAAACAATGATAATTTGGTAAAATATTATGATAATTAATAGTTTTCTAATAAATTTATTTATTAGAATATTATATTTTTGACTTATTTTATTATAATTAAATAATTAAGTCTATTTCTTTTACTAACAAATTTGATTTATTATAAAAATTTCTAATTTAATAAGTTTAAAAAAATTTTCGGAGTTATTTTTTACTGTCTCTCTCTCTCTCTCGGGAAATTTATTTTTGTGGGGAAAAATTGTAATTCGGGAAATTTCCCGTAAAAGAGATATAGATTACTAATTTATGATAAATATAAATTATTAACTAAAAATGGATAACATCTAACAAAATATTCAAATATATGAAAAAATATTTATTCTGAAAAGTGCATATACAAACATATAATAAAAACGGGAAATTTTCGGGAAATTTCCCGTTTTTCCCCAAAAATTTCCCGCCAAATACTACCCTTAAGAGAAACCTATTAAAAATATAATGTTTATATAAATTTTAAGTATCAAAAACACTACAAACTATAGCAAGAAACAGGGGGAAAAATTTCCCCACATTTTTCCACAATTTCCCCACATTTTTCCACAATTTTCGGGAAATTTCCCGAAAATTTCCCCACATTTTTCCACAATTTTCTTAAATTTTTCTCATTTTTTAAATAAATATTTTAGAAAGTAATAATGATTCAAATAATAGATTATAAATAATATAAAATATAGATATAATTATTTTAGTAAATTAGTTATATCTATATATTTTACTAAATTAATAATATTATTCATAATAAAATAAATGTTAGATTATTTATTGAGAATAATGAATTAGATATAAAAGTAAATGGTGAGTAAAATTTTCTATTAAAAATATATATGTTAATAATAACTATAATATTTTAATGGTTATATATAAATGTATAACATGTAATAAAATATTTAATCATAAAAATGATTTTAAAAAACATCTTGATAGGAAAAATGCATGTACAAAAACAAATAATGGAAACGAAACAATTGCTCAAAATCAGAAGATATATTTAACATGTCAAGAATGCGGTAAAATATTTAATAGTCAATATAATTTAAACAAACATATATGTTATAATCAAGAAATAGAAAAAGATGTTTCACAAATAAATAGAAAAACTACCCCTAAATTAAATCCATCGAAAAATGTATATTTATATGATTCTAAATTATCAAAATCACAGCAAATGATAGTTAATAAAATGAAAAATAATTTAGTTCAGGGTTCTACATACAAAAATAGTGAATATTCAGAAAAAGTAGAAACTGATACTAATAGTGAATTTACAAGTGTAAATAATATAGAAGAAATAGATAATAATATGGGAGTAATATCAAAAAGAATGATAGTAGAAATATATAAGTGTTATTATTGTGATAAAAAATTTGGAAGATATGATTCATTAAATAGACATATAACGAATAGTTGTAAAATAAAAAATCAAATAGAAGAGGAAAAAGAAAAGATATTTAAATATTTGGTTACAGAAATGGATAAGAAAAATAATGAAATAAATGAATTAAAAAAAACAACAGAACAAATAAGAAGTGAAATAAAAAAGGTAAAATATATTGATAATAGAAAGATAATAAATAATACACAAAATAATTATACAAATAATATAAAATTAGTAGCATTTGGACAGGAAGATTTATCATATATATCAGATCAAATATGTAGTAAAATATTAAATAAAGGGTTTCAAGCAGTACCAAAATTAGTAGAATATGTACATTTTAATAAAGAAACACCTGAATTTCATAATGTATATATATCAAATATGCGAGATAATTATGCAATGATATATGATGGAAAAAAATGGAAATTAAATGATCGAACAGAAACTATTGATACATTAATAGATACAAAGAAAGATTTTTTAATAGAAAAATTTAAAGAATTATTATCAACATTAGATGAAAATACAATAAAAAAATTTAAAAGATTTCTTGAACAACAAGATAATCGTGAAATTGTAATAAGTCTTATAAGAGAAATTAAATTTATATTATACAATAATAAAAATATACCTGAAGAAACAAGAAAATTATTATGGGATGAATTAGGATTATGTTCTACTGATGATGATGATATACAATATATTGAAGCATAATTATTTATTTTTAAATTGGTTATAATATAACCAATTTAAAAAATTGAAAAATAAAAATAAATAATAATTATTTATTATTTATTTTTATTTTACTTATTTTTTAAATATAATTTGATACTTTGTATCAAATTATATTTAAAAAATTGAACCGTAAAACATATAATAGAGTATAAAATAACAGTAAGAAAAAAAGAATGAAGAGTATAATAATAATAGCAATAATAATCAATATAATAAATGGACAGAACACAGATATAAAAGAGAAGGAATTTTACATAGCAGTAAAGCAAAATAGAAATGGAGTAGGAAAGTTAGAACAATTAATAAAAGAAATTAGTGATATAACATCAATAAATTATGGTAAATATTTAACAATAGAAGAGATAAATAAAATAATAGAACCAAATATAGAGTATATAAAAAATGTGAAAGATTATGTAGAGAAAAGAAATATAAGATGTGATATATTAGGTGATGGATTAAGATGTAAAGGGCAAATAAGAGATATAAATAAATTATTAAATGTGAAAATAATGGAATTAAATATAAATAATAAATTAATATATATATCAAAAAAGAATTATGAGATACCTAAAAAAATAGCAGACTATATTGATTTTATAGATGGAATATCAAATAAAATATATCCAATGACCACAAAAAAAGTAAATATAAGAAGACAACCATTAGTTGATTCAGGTTCAGTATCAAGAGAGGTATTAATGCGAGTATATAATTTAAATCCAACAAATATATATCAAAATAATAGTAATCCAACAAGTGTAGGAGCAATAGAATATGAAGGTAATGATGGATTTAATAATGATCATTTAATAGCAAGTGAAAAAGAGAATGGAGTAGATATAAATCCAATAAGTCCAGAACATACAATAGGAGTAGTAGGAACACCAGATATGGAGAGTGAATTAGATGTACAAGTGATGTATTGGGGAGCATCAAATGCAGAATTATGGTATGAAGTAGCAAGAAATTGGATGTATAGTTGGGCATTAGATTTTGCAAATAGAGATAAAATACCAGAAGTGATATCATTAAGTTGGGGTTGGTCTGAGTTAGATCAATGTTCAGTAACAATATGTGATAATATAACTTCACAAATATATGTTACCCGAACTAATATAGAATTTATAAAAATATTATTAAGAGGAACAACAATAGTAACCGCATCAGGAGATGCGGGATCACCAGGAAGAACAAATGAAGGATGTGTATCATATAATGGACCAAATGGATGGAATCATATAAATGCTATTTTTCCAGGTGGTTCAAAATGGGTATTATCAGTAGGAGCAACTTATTTAATAGAATCTGATAATAAATTTAATTATACAACACCAATATGTACTACAAATAAATATATACAATGTGCAAATGGATTATTTGAGTCAATGACAACTTATGAAAAAACAAGATGGACATCAGGATCAGGATTTAATCATTGGGATACAACACCATATTGGCAGAAAGAGGAAGTTAAAAATTATTTAGAACAGAATATAACATTCCCAGATTCAATATATTATAATAAAAATGGGAGAGCATATCCAGATGTAAGTGCATTTGGACATAATTGTCCAATTAAAGATCAATATGGATGGGATAATGTTGATGGAACATCATGTAGTTCTCCAATATTTGCAGGTATAATTGCAAATTTAAATGCATTTCAAAAAAGTAGAAATAGACCAATATTAGGTTATGTAAATCCATTATTATATAAAATATATAGAGAAGATAAAACAACATTTAATGATATAACAACAGGATATTCAGGATGTACAGAGAGTAGATGTTGTTCAAAGGATTTTGGATTTCATGCATCAGAAGGGTGGGATGCGATATCAGGATTAGGAACACCAAATGTAGAAAATATTAAAAGATATTTAGTAAAGAATACTTAATTTATTATTAAAAATACTTAAAAATAAATAAATAAAATAAAATATAATGACAGCAATTGGAATAGATTTAGGAACGACATATAGTTGTGTAGGAGTATGGCAAAATGATCGTGTAGAAATAATAGCAAATGATCAAGGAAATAGAACGACACCATCATATGTAGCATTTACAACTACAGAAAGATTAATAGGAGATGCAGCAAAAAATCAAGTAGCAATGAATCCACATAATACAGTATTTGATGCAAAAAGATTAATAGGAAGAAAATATAATGATAAATCAGTGCAAAATGATATGAAACATTGGTCATTTAAAGTAGTACCAAAAGAAGGTGATAAACCATATATACAAGTTGAATTTAAAGGTGAAACAAAAGAATTTGCTCCAGAAGAAATATCATCAATGGTATTAACAAAAATGAAAGAAACAGCCGAGGCATATTTAGGTAAGACAGTAAAAGATGCGGTAATAACAGTTCCAGCCTATTTCAATGATGGACAAAGACAAGCAACAAAAGATGCGGGAGTAATTGCGGGATTAAATGTATTAAGAATAATAAATGAACCAACCGCAGCTGCGTTAGCATATGGATTAGATAAGAAAAAAGAAGGAGAACAAAACATATTAATATTTGATTTAGGAGGAGGAACATTTGATGTAAGTTTATTAACAATAGATGATGGAGTATTTGAAGTAAGAGCAACAGCGGGAGATACTCATTTAGGTGGAGAAGATTTTGACAATAGAATGGTAGATTATTTTGTATTAGAATTTAAGAAGAAATACAATAAAGATTTAAGAGAGAATCCAAGAGCATTAAGAAGATTAAGAACATCATGTGAAAGAGCAAAACGAGCATTATCATCAGCAACACAAGCATCAATAGAAGTAGATTCATTACATGAAGGGATAGATTTTTACACATCAATAACGAGAGCAAAATTTGAGGAATTATGTGGAGATTTATTTAAAGCAACAATAGGACCAGTAGAACAAGTATTAAAAGATACAAAAATGTCAAAAGGAGAAGTTAATGAGGTAGTATTAGTAGGTGGATCAACAAGAATTCCGAAAGTACAACAATTATTACAAGATTTTTTCAATGGAAAAGAGTTATGTAAGAGTATAAATCTGGATGAGTGTGTAGCATATGGAGCTGCAATACAAGGAGCAATATTAACAGGAATGAATGATAGTAAATTAAATAGTATGGTATTATTAGATGTAGCACCATTATCATTAGGAATAGAAACAGCAGGAGGAGTAATGACAAAATTAATAGAAAGAAATACAATGATACCAACAAAGAAATCTCAAACATTTTCAACTTATTCAGATAATCAACCAGGAGTATTAATACAAGTGTATGAGGGAGAAAGAAGTATGACAAGAGATAATAATTTATTAGGTAAATTTGAATTAACAGGATTACCTCCAGCACCAAGAGGAGTACCACAAATAGAGGTAACATTTGATGTAAA